CGATAACCAGCAACACTCTTTGCTTTCAGCTTGAAGTTTGCACCTTTCCAGAAGTCAAATGGATCGATTGATTCCTCATCCTCAAACTCTGGTTGCATCGCAGCAGTAAGTTTGTCAAAGATTTTCTTACCATACTTAAAGAGGAACACCCGACCCTCGTTTTCGGGATTCGCAGGATCTTTGACAACATAGATATTGCTAATATAAGTCAGTTTGCGCTTTTGTTTGCGGGCAACTTCCTTATTTGCATCAACTCCAGAGTTCCATAGTTGCCCGTTATGTTCGCATACAGGGCACTTTTGATTGAGAGTAGTCGCACACTGATCGATCAACCAACCGCCAGGTCCTTGAAAAGCGTGAGAATAGAGTTTTACAAACGGCAGATCTTCGCCATCGGGTGCAGGAAGAAACCGAATCACGGCATAACCATTATTTGCTTTGTCTACAGTCAACTTCCATAGACGATCATCATCATTTCCACCAGAGGTATTCATTTTTTCGACTTCTTTGACTAGTTTTTCAGTCAAAGAACCAAGTTTAGATTGTTTTTTTAGATTTGCAAAAGACATAAGATTTTTTAGATAAGTTAGATGTGCTTGATGTACTTGAATATTATAGCAAAGAATGACCGGTCAGTCAAGATACTTTTTAAGTTCCTCGATTGTTTTTTTTATATTGCTAAAGAGAACACTCATATCGGTGTCTTCGGCAAATCCCATTAATATAACTGACTTTTTTAGATTTTCCTTGATTTCAGTTGCTTCAGGATCATCAGACAAAGATAGCCGAGTATACATAATCTGCTGTTTTTCAACCAGTTCGGTCATTTTATCGATGTGTTTTATTTTTTCCTCACGAGGCATAATCGCAAAAGTAAATATACTTCCATAAAGAAACTCTTGAAGTTCACTAATCTCTTTAAGTTCTTTCTGAATCAGTTCAGAGTTAAAAAAACTACTCATTTATAATGTCTCGTAAGATTTTTTTATAAGAAAACACATCAATATGTATAAAGGGTTTATACTTTCGGATCTTTAGAGATACTGTCTCCCACATAGGATCTAAAAGTTTTTTGTCAAAGATACTACGGAAAGAAAATATTGTCTCATAGATTACTAGATTTTCAATCGATAACTCATTTCTTAAGAATGTTTTCAGAATAACTGGATGACCTTTAGAGCAATCAAAGATATCTTCTAATCTTACCTTTGAGAATAACTCTGTCGATTGTTCCTTGAATAAGTACGACAAGCTCTGCTGCCGTTTCATCCATTCGGTATATATTTTTTCTCCAGAATTGATGATCTCACCGATCCATAAGTTACTAGGATTGTCGGCAGATATAAAGTTTGATACCAGAAAGTCTACGATTTCTTTGTCTTGATACTTTCTAGATGTTCTCTCGAAGAAGTATCGGTCCTTGCGTTTATTAAATGAGGTTAATGATGCTCTTACTTTTTTATTGTACTTAAAATAATCATATTTGGGATTTGTGAAATGAGATTTTAAAGCAAGATACTCGCAAAAAACTTGAAAAGGTGCCATTAAATTTTTTTCCATCCTTTATAGTGCTTTCTTTTTCCATTCAAAACTTCACTTATAGAACCTTCATTTAAATTAAATTTTTTACATAATGTCCTAACACCTTTACCTTGAAATACAATCCCATCAGGAGAAATTAATTTATATTCTTTTTCCAATCTTTTAGTAGTTAATTCCCCACCAATTAATTTTGTAGAAGGTAATTTCCAACCTTTATAAGAATAAAGTTTTCCATTCAAAATATTAGTTATAGCACTAGATTCTAGATTATTTTTTCTGCAAAATTCACTAACATTTCTACCCTTAATTATTTTCCCGTCTGGTGACATTATCTCATATTCTCGTGATGCTGTCAAGGCATATGATTTTTTGCCGACTAATTCCGTATTTGGCAATTTCCATCCTTTACAAGATTTCCCTTTACCTAATAAAATATTATAAATGTTTGAGGAATTTAAATTATTTTCTAAGCAAAATTTTCTAATATTTTTACCTCTAACTATTTCACCAGTTGGCGACATCAATTCAAATTCTTTACATTGTGGTTCATAAACTATTCTATTATTTCCACCTTTAGTTAAATTATACCCATCTTCATATGTTTTATATTTTTCAATCCAATAAATTTCTTTAACATTCCAAATATCAATATCACCTTCCTCCACAATTCCCCAAATAAAATTTTCCCAGCCATATTTTTTTATGGCATTATAAAATTTAACATTTTTGCATTTTTTCCTATAACAAGAGTTTTTATGTTGTCTTATTCTTTCTTTTAATTCTTTTCTGGTTTGCCCGATATATTTTTTTCCAGTAGAAATACAATGGGCGCAGTAAATAATTACTTTCATTTAATGTTAACTTAGGTGACATAAGTATTTATACAAGAAAAGGGCATTTGATGCCCTTTTCCACCTGAAAAGTGTCACCTAAGTCAGGCACTAATATTTATTCACGATCAGATAGGCAACTTGGATTTAGAAACAGACTTCATAAAATTAAGACTAATCGCATCATACTTTAATCTCTCCTTTAATGGTTTTGAGACTAGTTTACTTACTGATTCAATCTCAATATCATTTTTTTCACAAAACATCAATATGGCGTCGATGTGATTACATTCTTCTTCGACAACAATCCTCTCAATCTCTAATGAAAACTTGGAAGGTGTTAAAAACTTGTCGCTGATTTCTTTTTTTAATATGTCGTCATACACATTAGAATCTTTTTTTTCTGGTTTCATATTCTCTATTTTAATCTCTAAAAGACTTTCTATAATATTATTCATAAGTTTAATAATGTTGTATTTATTATATCATTAAAAAGTCTAATCAGTCAAGAAGAAATAACAAAACTATTGTATTCATCTTCACTTATTTTCCTACATTTCCATTTTTTATGATGTTTTGCTTTTCCATTTGCAACTTTACCCATAGCGCCATCATCTAATTTATTTTCAATACAAAATTTTTTCATATTTCTTACATAAAAAATGTTTCCATTTGGATCAATTACTTCATAAAAATATTTACAACTAGAAATTGATTGTTTATTCCTCTCTTCTTGCGATCTAGATATTCCATATAATCTATGATTTTTTCCACTATTGGAGATTTTCCATTTTTCAACGACTTTTGAATTTTTCATAGGGTTATTATTTTTTAGATTTTCACTTATTTTTTGTCTTGCAGATTCTGAATGCGTTTTTCCATACATTGGATTATTAATTCCGGAAAATCTTTCTTTTAATTTTAATATTCTTTCTTTAGAATGTTTTGTTCCTTTTGTGGAAAACCCAGTAGAAGTTTGATATGCTCTGTTAGTGAAATGTGGGTTTTCTACTACCTTATAATATTGCTGTAAGATAATCTCATCAACATATGCTTCTGCCCTTGTAGAATAGTCGTCTTTAAGAATTATCTTTTGAGTTGGTTTAAAGTTTTTATCCTTGAAAGAACCAAAATACTTTACATCTTCTTCGGGTAAGCATTTACAGGTTCTACTACCAAAATAACCTCTACCCCATTCTTCATAGGAGTAATAGACATAGTGATACTCTTTTGGAGTTTCCATAGTTCTTCTCTGTAGATCGCAATACTATTTATACAAGAAAAGGAGCATTTCTGCTCCCTCTCTACCTATAATGCGACCTACAGGCACTTTTATTTATTAATCTCATTTAATTTATCATCAACAAACTTTTTGATGTATTTAACTACTAACTTCATATATTTTTTAAGGTCGTATTCTTCATAAACCACACATTCACCATTCTCACAAGTCATTATAATAATCAATTTTTTAACCTGAATACCAGTCATTTCATAAAGCGCCATTCCGTAGAACATTGCTTGAACAAAATATCCTTCTATCCAATCAACTGGTTTGGGTTCTTTTGAAGTTTTATAGTCTATTACAGCAAGTTCGCCATCAAATTCCGCAATTGTATCAACAGAACCCGCAACTCCTAGAACTTCGCTATACAAAGAACTTTCTAAACAGTGAATATTATTAATGCGACGAAGAGTAGGTTTTGCTATATTAAAAAGATGCTCTGATATTGGTTGAACAGATGGTAAACCTTCATTCAACAAATATCTTTCTATTAAAGAATGAGTATCAGTTCCTCTACTTGTTGCTCTTTTTGTAATCCTATTCGCTTTTTCTATACCTACTTTTTTTCTCCATCCATCAAAAAAATCTTTTTTATAATGACTAATAACAGAAGTGATGGACACTAATTTTTTATTACCGTAAGGCAAAGTATAATATCTGACCCCATCTATTGTTTCTCTTTCGAGTTGGGGAAGTTCAATATCAATATGAGTAAACATTATGTTTCCAGTTTTTTATATTATATCATAAACCTAATGATTTTTTGGCGATCACAAACTCGCGAACTAAGTTTGAGCGGACAATATCATCAATACCAAACTCAAGTTTCTCAAAAGAAGGCATCGCTTCGATTACCCGAATAAAGTCAATAATACCCGTTTTTTCATTTGCTTTTGTTAAATCACTCTGTTCGATATCTCCCGAGAACATAATCTTTGTATCCTCGCCACATCTTGAGATTACAGAGAAGCTCTCGTGGCTACTGCAATTTTGCGCCTCATCTACAATAATGATTGCATTATCTAAAGTGATGCCACGAATAAAAGAAGTACACCAGAATGAAATAGTATTCTGTGCCTTTAGATTACCATAAAGCATCTCAAAGTCAACATCAGAAGGCATCTGGAACATATACTTTACCATATTCTTATATGGAATCTCAAATAAAGACTTTTTATCATCTTCACCACCAGGAAGAAAACCGATTTCTCTAGTCTGGACTAATGAACGGACAATATAAATCTTTTCATAAGGGGTTCTTTCATCTAGAACCTCTTTGAGTGCCTTATAAAGAAGACAAAAAGTTTTTCCAGAACCAGGAACACCGTGAGCGAAAATGTTTTTCCCCTCATCATAATACTTGAATAAGAGTTTTTGATTCTCTGTAAGTGGATCGATATCAATCAGGTAATCTAAACTAATCGGTTTTTTACGCTTTGCCTGTTTAGCAGTAAGACCAACTCCAATTGGTTGCTCTGTTCTTTTTCTTCTTGCCATATGTTTTTAGAGTTTCTTTACAGTTGATCCGGGCATCTTTCCGGCACGATCCAAAATTGTGTTCCACGAAGGATGTTTTTGTGTTAACTTGTCCCTCCAATCAGATGCCTCTCCAACATTCATTTGAGTTGGAATGAGAGGTTTAAGATTGGGATTTTCTTTGAGATATGGATCTTTTTCTGCCATAAGCATCCATTTCTCAAAGATTTCACCTGTTTCTGTATTCTCGAAGCGATAAGTTGGCATAAAACTAATGATATGTAAGGATATTTATTAGGGACTCAACCGCGCTCTATGAAGACGGCGATCCTCATAATAACTAAAGATTTCAGGAACCCATTCCTTCATTACAGGAATCATAGATTCACAGAGTGCCTGAATCTCTACTTGAGCGTCTAGTTTTGCACGAAGATCGAGAAAGTGTAGAGCGGCACGAAGAGAGAATGAAACTACAAAGTTTTGACGAATATTCTGTGGAAGATAATCACGAAGATGTTCCTCTGCCATACCACGCTTCTCATAACCCTCTGTATACCGCTCAGATGCCGCTAGACAGAACTTCAACTGCCTTTCGTAGTCATCCTTCGTCCATTCGTACTTGTGCCCTTTACGGTCCAGGTAGAGACCTTCTGGACGCACATAGAAAACCTCTTCGGGTTTCAGTTCACCCTTCGCAACCTTCAATACACGACGACCAGTATAACGCTGTGATTGAACATCAAAACTTACACCAACACGATGAGTTCTTGCCTGAACGATCACATTATGAACGAATCCAACACAATCTAAAGTGATGGCAGGATGTTCTAGACAATTTCCGCAAATAGCAACCTTACCGTTACGACGAACAATAAGAGCACCGGTAGAAACAGTGGCACAGTGAATTTGCCCTTTGTAATTGACCCATTCTTCGATATAAGTTCTTGATCTTGAATTTTGAGATACTTCAACTCTTGGATAAATTCTATCAGTCAGTCTAAGAATGTATAAATCACTATGATTTGGATTCTCTCGCATTTCAACATTCAAAGTAAATTTTAGATCATTTACAGATGCAATTGCTTGCATTTGATCGGCAAGGGTTTTAGAAGTGGTGGAATACGCCCAAGTATTTCTACGAGTAGTGCCATCAGAGTTTCTCAAACCATCAAATAAGTTTTGAACTAAATTAGTTTCCAATCTCATATAACCATTTGGAATTTTTTTATTACCACCATCGTCTAAGCAATTTTCTCTCATCCATTCTCCTATGTTTGGAAAAGAAACATTATACTTATCATTCTCAGTGGTATAAACTTCAATTCCAAGAGAGTCACAAATAGATTTCAAATAATCAATTTTTCTTTGCAATCTTAGATGAAATCTAATAACATTAGTACTAGAATGTTTATCGCCATCACCAATCCAAAAACCAATCAAAGACCAAAATAAAGGATCTTCAATTGGAGTAGAAAACTCAACTCTTTCATTTTTGGAAAGATTTCCTGTTGTAATGTACCTGACCGGTTTCCCATACACCTCTTCGGCGGTAACAGCATAACTTTCACTCCAAGATCCATTTTTTTTTCTACTCTGAACGATCATACGATGATCTGGACTTACTAGAAAGTCAAGTGCTTGCCCGTAAAGAGAATACATTTTATCATCATAATCCCATCTCTGAACTGCCGATGGTTTTTCAAATTCAACCACACCACTTTTGGTGTTATATGCAGCGAGAACAGTTTCTTTTACGACTTCATTCCAATAAGTCCATCCGTTTTCAGTTAATACTTCAGTATCTGAAGAATAACATCCCCAATGTCCTCGTTCATTTGCCAAAAGTCTTTCCACCGCCCATTTACCACATTCCCTTTCCGCAGGAGGAAACTTGGTGTGAATAGGGTCTTCACTATAGTCATTCTTACCTGCCTGCCAAACAAGAGTTTGTGGAAGTTGTGTCTGACGAATCATCACAACCTTCATATGTCGATCAAGTTCGAGTAGGTCTTTTGCTTTAATCGGTTTCATTTTCCAAATCCTTTCGATGTTTTTGTTTCAAGATCTGCAAGTTCTTGCTTGACAACTCGCAGTTGAGATTTCATTTGTTTGAGTTGTTCGTCACTATAAAGATGATCTTGGTGTATCAATCTTTCCAGAAGTTTTACAAGTTTTTTTGCACGATTAGTCATCCCTCAAAAACCTCATCATAATCATCTTCTAGCGGAATGATGTCTGAGATTTTATAAGTATCATCACTCAAAAGTTCTGCCTTGAGACTATCAAGAAGTAACTCCATATTTCGTAAAATCAGTTTTAGTTTTTCTCTATCCATTTCTGAGTAAATCACTTTATTCATTATACAAAAAAAGAGAGGATTAGTCAATCCTCTCTCTCGATCTCAAATATTTTGTCAAACCATTCTACTAAATGTATGCCATAACAAGACCAATATTTGATACCTCTATAAGTACAGAGATAGCAAGCAAATGGTCTGTTGTCCGGATCTTTTTCGTAGTAGAAATCTTCAATCACGAGACCTGTGGTCTTTTAGCCATATTTAGTTCGGCATTATGTAGTTTGGTTTGTTTTTTATTTTTGTTTTTTAGATATTGAATAAAAATGGTTTTCATTAGCGAACCCTCTTGACAAACTTAACTCCACGATAAGTTTCATTATAATGTTGAGGTTGTTGCTGTTGTTGTGCTTGTGCCTGGCGGCGATGTTCGGTGTCGTATTCAACACCACGATAAACGACTTTAGACATTAGGATTTTCCTCCAGAATGAGATGATTAGTCCCGTTCCTTCGGGCGGTTTGCGCCGTCCTACTTGCGTCTGGGATCCCAGATGAACGTATTTTATATAGCATTATAAGACCAAAATAGTAGCAAATGTTACTATTTTATAAAACCTTCGCGTGAGGATTTTTTGGCGGGATTTTTTTCCCCCTTTTCGGTAAACTACTTCTTCTTTTTCTTTTCGGGAGATTTATAACCCCATACTTTTGGACTTATTTTGCCATATCCAAAATCAATATTCAATACTGTTCCTGGACCAAACTTATCATAATAAAGATCAAAGATACCTACTCTCCTTCCTCTACATAAATCTTGATAGTTCTTACCGTCTACTTGATAGGTAATAATATAAGCATCATTTGGATATTGTATTCCTTTGATTTGCTCTGGTGTACCAGCTTCAACAAGTATTTCACACCCATATCGAGGAGGAAGTGATTTCATTTCTTCTGCAGACCAATTTTCCATTATTTCTTCCTCTGTCCTAGAAATGGTGCTAGAAGATCTACTCACGAACGACCTCCCCATTTAATATCAGGATATGCCGTCGAAACAATCTCCTTTGTTATCTTATATTTAGTTTCAAGTTTTTTATCCTTGACAAGAAAGAGAATCTCTGCTTCAAGAGGATGAAGACCTTCGAGAACATTAATAAACATCGTTTCACGACGAAGAGAACTCAATCCATCATTTCCGCCTTTGATGAAGTTATAAAACTTAGAATACTCTTTACGAATCGAAGAACGCCCCTGATCTGTTGCTCCTAATGAGCGCGAATCTAGTTCTTCCATTTTACCCACAGCATCTTCGATTTTTCCTGAAAGAGTTCCACTAAAAGAACCTTGTTCTCCTACACTCGAATAGGGAACAATACCTTCAGGAAGAGCAGATGTAATGCTTTCATCAAAGTTCCAAATCAGAATTGCCTTGAGTGAAGGATCCACATATCGTTGAAGAACTTCTGCCTTCTTTGCATTCGTCCTTTGTTTTGATGCAAGATTGAGAACCTCAAACACAAAAGGATTTGCAGGTAAACTATCAATCGCAGGAGCAGTTTTTTTGGCAACTGCTCTAGGTTTTGCTGTTGTTGTTTTTGGTTTTGTCGCAGTCATAGTTATTTTGTATTGAATAATAAGTTATTGATATTTAGATGTTATTCTTCATCGTCATCTTCATCGAAGAGTTCGCCATATTCGTCTTGGAAGTTTTCATAAAAATCAGGAGAAACGCTTAGAGCAACAACTTCATCTGGAATCAGATTTCCTTCTTTATCAAAGAGTTCTGGATGTTGTCTGGGGATTTCGCGATAGTTCATCATATATTCTCTTGCAACCCAACCAACTACAAGACCAACAATAAAAAAGAGAACGGTCATAAAAGAACCGAAAACGAGACTAGTTGCTAACATTTTTTTCTCCGGGAAACTACTTTATTTTTCGGGTTTTAATCGAGAACTCGAAATAGATAGTTACTTCTCTTTTAAGAAAGCAAACCATCTTTTCGTAAATGATATGAAACGGTTTTGCTTGCTTTATTTTCCCTCCATTTAGTAGCAGTTCAATACCACGATTCGGCGTGATATTGTTATTTAGGTCTGACATTATACAATATGATTTTCTTTGAGAAACTTGATGGTATCATTACAACCACCCAGTTTCGTATCATCACAAATAACCTGTGGAAATGTAGAACCCTCTCCAAACTCGGCATAGAACTCCTCTTTTGTGAAGTGTTCTTCTAGATTATACACCACAAAGTTACTTGAAGTCAACTCAAGAACTTGCTTAATCTTATAGCAAAAGGGGCAATCGTCTTTAGAATATACAGCGAAGTTCATAGAGATAAAAAATATAAAACAAAACTAAAATATACAATATTATAGCATACTTTTGAGTGCGTATCGGGCAACTGAAACTTTTGCACTCGAACTACTAGTTAATGAGACCTGAAGAATCATATCAGATCCACTGATACTTACATCAAATGATCCCAAATAATCATTTGTTGCGATGGATCCATATTCAACCAAACTTGCAGTCGTTCCATTGTGAATAGACATAATATCCGTTGACTGATAATCCGTTCCTTGTTCTATCTGTATTTGGAATCTTGCGGATCTAAAGTTTGTAGTATTCAATGATG